CGTGACTAAAGGTCCCGATGTGCGTTATCTCGCCCTCCGCCCCATACAGGAGATGATGAGTCGTGTTTTAATGAACGACCCTCGCTTCTTATATGGTGTTGATATTTCCGGTGACAAGTTAAAGTCAAGACTCGGAAAACTTCTTCCTGGTAATAAATGGTTATCGGGTGATTATAAGGCGGCGACAGATAATATTGCAAAAGAGTTGTCCGAAAGATGTGTAGTGGCCATTGCCAAGGCTACTCATATGCCGGAGGATTACGTGGATTTGTTAATGACGTCATTGACCGGTCATATGTACACGGTCGAGGATCCCGAGACAGGACTGTATCTTGAAACTAAGATGCAGGCCCGCGGTCAACTTATGGGGTCACCCACGAGCTTTCCAATTCTGTGCTTGATTAATTTCGCACTTATATGGGAAAGTGTTTATCCGAATGTTGAATTTTCGGATTTATCTTTACTCGTGAATGGGGACGATTGTCTTTTCCAAACAAATGATGAAGGTTATGCCCGATGGGCCGCGAATGCGGTAGCTGTCGGATTAACACCATCAGTAGGTAAGACTTATTTCGATGCGAGGTTTATGGTAATGAATTCGGCAATGTTCGAGTATTCCGGTGTGGATAACACTGGGAATATTGAAACGTTGGATGATCACACTTTGATTCCGTTCGTCAACACCGGTTTATTAATTGGGTTGAAAAGATCGGGAGATCGTGAGAAATCATTCACGTCCGAAGACGCGAGCGTCTCAGGAGTTGAATCCCTGGGGGCCCGTGCCCGAAAGCTCATTGAGGGGTTTGAATGGTGTAGCTCTGAATTGCTGCGCCAGTTCTTTACCTTCAATGAAGTTCCCGACGTTCCGTTGTTTATTCCGGAGGTTTGGGGCGGTTTGGGATTACCAGAAACACCTGAGTATACGATGCCCGTTGAAGAGTATCTTTTACTTCAGGAGAGTGTTAAAGCAGGCCTAAAGTTCTATAAGCTCGAAAGTGAACAAACATTATCACCCTACTATAATCTTGCAAAAAATGAATTAATTGCAAGTTACGGTAAGGTCTCCAAGGAATTTGATCAGGAGATTTCGATGATGCAATGGCATCACATCGATGAACCGCCAGTCGTACGGCCGGACGGAATGTCCGAGGTCGTAGAGCACTGGGTGTCGATGCGAGAACGTTTAGTGAAGAGGGAAATGGAGGGCAAATTGGAATTTGAAACCATCGACTGGATGAAGGTCAGGATGGGCCCGCCAAAGGAAGTTGCAGGTGTTTGGATGAGTGACTGCCCAGGACGTGTTGAAGTACGTCACGCAGGCACCGGCGCTTATACCGTGATTCCGACAATTTCACGTCGGAACACAGTATTTGTACCGGCATCGCCTCCCTTATTGACGACGAGTTTATCGTTGTTTTATTCGGGTTTAAGTGTGAACGTCGACGGTGTCGACATTCACGCGAAGTTGCGATGGATTGCGTAGTAATTCTACGCCCCGGACCTCCCCGGGTTATCAAAGGTGGTGGGTACGCCTTCCGTTGGATACGGACGTTGGGATTGAGCCCCCGGCGTTCGCCGTCGACGATTGATGTATGTCCTTTCATTGTTCAAACGCATAGGTTATTTCGGGACCGCGCTAAACCTGGATGGTTACACCTACCCAGGAGGCGAGGAACTTGCTCTTGAGGAGCATTATTCCCGGAAAACTGATCGAGTGAAACTAACGAAAAGTGGAATATACAGGTTTCGATTACTACAGTCATAAAGCTGTTGCGTCGTGAGACGTAAGGCTGAGAAGCCAAAGTAGTCGAATTGCTGTGCATAGGCCATAATAAGTTAATTCATAGGTCTATGAACCGCGAGGTTGGAAATGATTGTACGTATACGTGCATCCCCTTCCAGAGATTTCGGCGATTAGGTGAGTAAGACTCACAAGTCATGTGCCG